AGATAAATATACCCTTGAGCAAGCCCTTGATAAAATTACACAAAACATAAAGGATAATAATGTCTGATTTTTATATTAATTTAAATGGAGATTTAGTAGTAAATGGTTCTGGAGATATTGGGACAGTTCAAAGTATGTCCGAAAAAGATGTTCAACACATTTATTTAAGATTGATGACAGAACCAGGAGATTTCTTTATTTATCCACAGTTGGGCACTCAACTGTCCATGCTATACGGAATGCCACAAACGCCAGAAACTGGTGATTTTGGTAAAAGATTAATACGAGCAGCCCTAGAAAGAGAAGGGGTTTTTAAAAATAGACAAATTACTATTGAAGCTGTCCCAGTTTCAGCGGACTCTATAAGGTTTGATGTATATTTAATGGGTAATTTAAATGAACCCACGGTTCTATCAATAACTCAAGATTTAGGAGCTTAAAGTGGCTATAGTTAACATGAAAACAAAAGAGCAAATGCTCGTAGCCACTCTAGACAGCCTTAGTAAAAATGCTAATATAACATCCGTTTCACCAGGATCAATTGCAAGGGCATTTGCTGAGGCAATACATTCTGAAATTAATGATTTATATAATTCTTTAAAGGTAAGCGTAGAGCAATCAAACTTATCTACAGCTTCAGGAATGAACCTAGATATGATCGGTTCTTTATATAATGTTCCTCGTAGAACTATCTCTTCGGAACTAGTTCCAGAAAGAACAACTGGAAACATAGAATTCTTTTTAAACACAACAAATACTACAACTGTTACAATTCCACAAGGAACATTGGTATACAATGACACAACTTCGTTTTCTTCAACACAGTATAAATATAGCCTTAGCGCAGATGTGGTAATCCCAGCAGGCAACACTAGGGCTTATGGAACAGTTAAAGCTAATTTTGCAGATAACAACATAACGGCAGCAAGAAATACGTTAGTTAAACATAATTTTATTGCCCCACCTGGGGTAGTGGTATTTTGTAATAATCCCAAAGAAGTTTACAGTAGTTTAAATTCTGAATCTGATGATAATTATAGAAGAAGAATAATTTCGGCAATAAGGGGTTCTAGTAGCGGAACAGCAGAATCTATAAGGTTTGCAGCTCTGTCTGTCAAAGGAGTAAGAGACGCTAAAATAAGAGAAGCTTCTTACGGTATAGGATCTTGTGATATTATTATAATACCAGAAAGCCAAGCTGGCATATCAACAATGAGTCAACTAGTCTACGATAAAATCAAGGCTATTAAACCAGTTGGTATCAATATGAATTTAAGAATAGCTACCAAAAAACTTGTTGAGGTATCAGCAACATTAACCTTAAGAGAGGGTACAACTAGCGCGATATCAAAGAGTATAGAGAATCAAGCAAGAATATTTTTAAACAGATATTTAAATAGTTTAACAATTGGCGATTCTCTTTCTGTTGGTGAAATAGAAAGACAAATGAAATTGGCTTCTGAATTAATAGTTTCAGTTACTGTTAATAATATTAAAGTAGATAATAAAAACATACCTAATAAGGACTATAGATTGTCAGATGATAAAAGCTATATGGCGGCTGGTACTTTGAGTCTATACTCTGTTATAATGGGAGTGTAAAACCGCTAGAAAAAGGTATGGCTAATGTCTGAACAAACTTATTCTGTTATTAGAAAACAGATAGTAAAAGCAAAAAATATGACCCACGCTAGAATGGTAGCAGAAGGGTATGATGAATTTCCAGGTGAAGTAATTCACGACGATTGTGAGATTTTGGAAGCACAGATTGAAGAGTGGGATGAAGAACAAGATATACAAATTGGTTTAGGTAATCAAGACTATGCTGGTTTAGAAAACGCTGCTTTCCTTAGATCGGAAAATAGACGCCTAGCAAAAGCAGCAGAAAAAAATAAAAACATAAGAGACGAAGCAGTATATGCAATATACCAAGCAGCATATGATGCGTTTGCTACTATTGATCCATCCCCAATTAAAGCTCCAATTATAAAGAATACTCCTGGTGTTCCAGAAACTGCAGTGGCAGTTTTTGCAGATTGGCAATTGGGTAAGGTAACTCCTGATTATAATTCAGAGATTTTAGCTGAAAGAATTGAGATTTATACTCAAAAATTATTGGAAATTACTCAAATTCAAAGACGTGATCATCCAGTTAAAAATCTTCATGTTTGGCTATTGGGGGATATTGTAGAGGGCGAAGAAATATTTCCTGGTCAATCACACCTAATAGATTCTGGTTTGTATAGACAAGTCGGAGTTAATGGACCAGCAATTTTAACAAAGTTCTTTGACACAGTTCTTCAGCATTTTGAACACGTTCATGTAACTGGAATTATAGGAAACCATGGAGCTGTTGGCGGTAGAGCTAGAAAGCAACATGATCCAGAAACAAATATGGACAGACTACTCTATAAGTCCGTAGAATTCTTTTACAAAGAAGGAAGAAAAGAGCCAAGAATAACCTTTAATATTCCAGACGGAAAAGGCGAAAGACACTGGTATGCCATAGATACTATAGGTAATTATAGTTCATTGCTAATTCATGGTGATCAAATGCCTGCACCAGGACAATATTATGGCTACTATAAGAAAGCAATGGGATGGAAAGATGGTGCCATTCCAGAGCATTTCGAAGATATATTTATGGGTCATTACCACCAGCAGTTTAAGATGACCATAGGAAAGTCCATGCTTAGAATCTCTGGTTCTCCAGAAAGTTACAATACCTATGCGCAAGAATACTTTTCTTCAATGAGTAGACCTTGTCAGCATTTAATGTTTGTTCACCCTGAAAATGGAGTTACCTGCGAATACAGCATTTGGTTAGATGCAGTTTAGGAGTTTAATAAATGAAAACTTATTTGTTAAACTTTAACGCTGGAGACTTTACCAAGGTTGGGAAATCTTGGACCTCCAGCGTTATAGACCTTTATTCAAATAAGTTCTACACTAATTTTTCATATACTAAATCAGCAACTGGTTTAAATTCTTTAGGTGACTATACATTTACTGGAACAGAAATAATTGAAGGTGCAACCCCAACAGTTGAGGGTTCCTATGCTGTAACAAATTATGGTGAGCTATATCAAGACCCAGCTATTAGTCCTCACCTATATTTTAATGTTAACTCTATAGATAATGATAATTTAGTATTTGATCCAGATGTTAGTTCTACGCCAATTTTTACCGCAGATGAAACAGAAGATTATCTATATAGATTTATAGATACTTCTTCTCGTATAGACATAAGAACCTTTAAGGGAGCTTTTTCTAGCTCTTTAAATAGTGTTGAGTCAATCACTTTTAATTTAGATATCTACGAATCTGATTCAGAAGAACGGACCATGGCTACTTTCTGCAACGTCAACTTCTAATGCCCTTGGTTCAATTTTACTTTCTAGAGACGCAAAGCGCTACGCCAAGTTTGTTGTAACTGTTAATACAGAATTAGAAAATGTATCTTCTTTAAGTTTTCTTTTATTAATTGAAATTGGAATAGCAGATCCAGCTAATCCAGTTTTATCGCGTGCAGCAAAAAATGTTTTGGGAAGATTTCCATCGTGGATGTCTATGTATCAAGATTCTCTTGATCAAGCAACACCAAGTTTATACGTTCCAAAATCAACTGCTGGAAAATTTATAAACTCAATATTAGGTGAAAGTTTAGATAATTTTGATAGAGAAATTGATCTATATAGAGTTAACTCATTTATTGATAGAGCTGATGTGGATCAACTTGACTGGATATATTCATCAACAAATGTAACAAATGTATTTAATAAAGTTTTAGTTGGTTCAGTTGAGTTATCCAGAGTGGATAATATTGTTGATTTTTATAAATCAAAACCAACTGATTATATTTTTTATCATAATCCAGTTAATAGAGAAATATTAACATTAACAAAATATCCAATTCTTTCATTGAAAAATGAAAATACTGGAATAATAACAGAACTTGATCAAACTCCAATATTAAAGTTTAACTGGTTTGATGAACTGGGTGCTAGGGTAGGCCTGTCTAGATTATATCTAGAATCAAACGCTTCATTTAAACAAAGAATATTAGATGTGTTTAAAAATCCAGTTGGTGTTGATTTAGAATCATTTAAGAAAACTCTTAGGAGAGAATTAAATCTTTGGAAAGCTTTTGGCGTAGAACCATCTTCCAGTTATGTTGGTGCAACTCCTGAAGTTATGGAGATATCTGATTTAGAGTATTCAACTCCATACTTTACGGCAGATGGAAATTCAACTGAAATATTTAAAGATTTAGTAGAAGAATTAAACATTAGATATCCAACTAATTGGGGTTATTTTAAATTTGGTGAAAGCATATGGGACTACGCTGGCGATAACGGAGAAGGTGTTAATAGAATTCGTTCAAGATACCATGACGATGAACTAGATATATTGTATTATCAGCCTGGAATTGGAGATCTATCCGATGGTAAAATCATAATACAAAATTACGATGCAACACCTAAATTTTTTGAAACAACTATAGTAGCTAAAGGAAAAAGAAAAACAGCAACATCATTAAAGTATGAGCCAATTTTATTTGATTATGAATATTATGGTTCTTATGAAATAACAGAATATAATAATCCAGCAGCGACAGTTAATTTTACACTAGAGTTTCATGCAACACCTCACGGTTCCTACGCAACACCTATTATTTTTTCTGCACCAGTAACATTGTATCCAAAAAATAATTTTGGTCCTACAAATTCAGCTAGCCCAGAATTTTATTCTGTAAATATATTTGACACTGAAGGATATATATCTACTGATTTTTCTTTAGTAGAAAAAAATACTTCAAAGCCATATAAGAATACAAAAGGAACAGTTAGTGGATCTAGATTAGATGTAACTAATTTAGAAAATATTGTTTTAAGAAACGGCAAATGGGATGGCACTGCGTATGCAACTCCAAATTCAAATAATTTTATAGCAAAATTTTCGCACAGAAATCCAACTCTAAATAGCTCTTCAACATTATTATCGGCAACTCCAAACTTTGGCCAAGACACAAAACTACAAGTTGTTTCAAGTCTTTATACTGCAGTTCAAAAAACAAAGTACACAACTACTCAAAATTCTTCTATTTTAATCAACAACGATGCAACTCCACCAAGTGCCTATGAGATTGATCACGATAGAATTGTAAACAATATAGTTATGCCAGTTGGCGCAACTCCAAAATATATTTATATTAACAATATTAAACCAACTACCGCAGAAACGGAATATATAAATGATTCATCAGAGTATTCTGGATTTGGTGGAGTTTCTTATTATCTTGAAACAAATGCAGACGTATACATTCCTTCTTCTCCAAATATAGTTTTAAACTATTATGGATCAAATTTATCTACACCAATTGGAAATTCTAAAATTGGATCAACTACAGTAAACTCTGGTCACGCAACAGCATCATATTATTTTACGCAACTACATTATCCGTACAGTGGGACTCCAAACTCTTTAACAATAACAACACAAAATACAAGCGCATATCCATTTTCAGTAATTGATTGGGAACCATTTGAGTTAACTAGCTCTACTCCAATTTCTGGATACGTAGACGAAAACGGCATTGTTAATTACAATACCGCACAGGGTGAATATGTTCCAGGTAAAAATACAAATTCAATTCTCATACCAGAATTAACTAGAGAAAGTTTTGGTATTTCTGGTTCTTCAAGTTTTGAGTACTTTTTTGAAACTATAGAAATAGTTGATCCACCAACATTAGATGTTTCTATTTGGTCAGAACAAAAAATAGTTAATCCATTTTTAAATAGAACATACGTTCTTAGGTCAAATGAAATATCTAGTATATATGAAGATGAAAAATATACAATAAAAAATCTTTCGTATCCAAATAATTC